ATGTAGATTTTTATGACGGAAACAGTGGTTATCAATTATTCATTAAGTTTGATTACTTTGGGGTAATCGATTCTCAGATGCCTGGCTTTGCCACGGATATATCTAAAATGATAGAAACAATAGAAAAAATTATATCCAAAGTTACAATCACACCTGAAAGAAAATTATCTTTGTCTCAAGAAGTTAATGTCGAATCTTTTATCGATCAAATTGAGTATAAGATTGAAGATACACATATTTTTACTATTTCTTTTTTAGTCCACTACCCTGACAACGATTAATTTATGGATGAGAGAATAAAAAAAGTCGCACAAAAACTTCAGAAGTCAATCAAAAATTACGATGATGTTGGCTCTGTTCACCAAGGTGTTAGAATAATTGCCAGGGACCAAACTGATTATTTTCTCCACTTTGGTCCTGATTTTTTAATAAAATTGACACTATATATCTATTCACTTAAGAAAACAGGAGATTTGAAGTTAGGTGAAAAAATGATTAACAATTTATCTTTCATACAACTTTTAGTAACTGACAACGAACCATCAATAAAAGAGTGCAAATCATGTGATGGAAGTGGTATGGAAAGATGTGAAAGATGTAAAGGTTCTGGTTTGATAGAATGTCCAACATGTGATGGTGATGGTGAAGTATCTTGTGAATGGTGCGACGACTATGACATGGATGAATGTGAGGAATGTAATGGAAGTGAAACTATGAATTGCAATAGTTGTGCTGGTAGCGGCGAAGTATATTGCCCTTCATGTGGGGGGGCTGAAGAAACAGTTTGTGAAACATGTGGAGGTGAAGGTGAAATAGTTGATGAATATGAAGTTGTTTATGAGATTTATTTTATCGCAACTTGGAACAAACAAATTCAAGACCTTTGTGAATTACGTGCCGAAACATTGGAACCTGTAATGTCTTTAACTCGGTTTCTCAGGTTAAGCGACGAATTTTTAGAATTAATTAGATGGGGAAACTCTGGACCACTAAAAGTGGATAAAGACCAAATGTACTGTATTCATTATTCTAATGAGCCAGAAATGTATTTACAAAAAAATATGCTCATCAGACCAACAAATAGATACATTAGAAATTTAGATTATTTAGAATAAAAAAAGGAGACCGAAGTCTCCTTTATAGGGCTATACAGGTTTTGTACAGCTTCCACCACCAAGTTTATCTAACTTGGAAATCATCATTTCTGAATATGGAATTAACAAACTCTTCCAATTCTGCGGATCCAAGGTGTCCAACAACATCATGAGGATTATCAGAAAAGAAAAACCGAGTCACAAATTCTCGACTCTTAGTATTGAATACCGCAATTTCAAAATCATTTTCAAAGTCTCCATGGAGAGTTCTTTTACCACCACCAACAATTGACAATTCATATTTAGAATTGAAAATATTTGTCATTCTTCCCCCTTTAACCACTGGATGAGGTCTTGACCATTTTTGAATATCTTGAATTGTAATCATTTTGTAACCTCCGCTTCGATTTTAGATTTATTGATAAGATGTTCCGCTAATGTATAAGTATCTACGTTTGTTGTAATAATGGACTCAACCAAATGTTTGTAAGGAATGTGAACAAAGAAATCAGTTCCATTGAAGAAAGTCAAATCATTTTTCAACTCAATACTTCCCTGAACCATTTTAAGAAAAAGTTTGAATTGAATTCCATTCACAAATGTTTCGTTCAAAAGAACTCCAAATTTTTCGTGTTGGATTTTGATGTTGTGTGATGCCATGTTCATATCTTCGTCGTTTGTCTTACAAATATAATTAAATTCCGAACAATAAAAAAAAAATCCCCTACTTTTTTTTAGTAGGGGAAGTGAGAAAAAACAAGAGGGTTTACGACCCTCCACATTGATGACCAAGCTTATTCTATTTGGTCTGATGTAGCAGGAGAAAGATTCGAACTTTCGACCTTCAGGTTATGAGCCTGACGAGCTTCCACTGCTCTATCCTGCGATATATTTTTTAGTAACTTCTGACAAAAAAGTCCCACAAACTCCTTTTCTCTCGAACTCTTATTTGTGGGACAAATGTTTCACAAAAGTAACAATTATATTTTTTAAAATCAAATTGTAGTGAAACTTTTTTGTGGGGGGTGTGAATCTCTCGATTCAGTTTTATAAATATAGACAACAATTAAAAAAAATCAACTAAAGTCAAAATATTTTTTTAATATTTTTTGTAGGTTGTCATCTAAACCCAACTTTTTCATTTCATCAAAACTGAAATATCCACATTTTGTGTGTTCATGTCCGTCTGTAGCAGAGTCCAAGTCAGGCAAAATTGGTTCAGTCAGTTCTGAAATAAAGATATAAATGAAATCTTTATCTGATTTTTTTCCATCTTGCATTGCGGGAATAGTTCCAATGAATTCAATGTCGTTTTCAGAAAGTTCGAAATCGGTTTCTTCGTATAACTCACGAACAGCAGCCTCTCTTGGGGTTTCTCCTCTTTCAATTTTACCAGTTGGGATAAACCACTGATTTGGATGAGAATACTTCTCACTTCGTTTACATAATAAACACTTATCTCTGTATTTTAATATTACGCCTGAGTACATTTGAAGTTAATTTGTATTTATAAGTATTATGGATATATCAATAAATAATCATGTTTTCAAAGTGAAGACTTTAACTGACCCAAAATCCCAACAGATTGGAATGATGGGTAAAAAATTTTCCAATGAAAACGAAGGTATGTTATTCTTAATGGGTGGAAAAAAACAATGTTTTTGGATGAAAAATTGCATCATTCCATTAGATATAATTATGATAAAAAATAATGTCATTGTCAACATCCATCATAATTGTCCCCCATGTGTTGAAGAAGATTGTTCTTCATACTGTGGTAATGGAAATGTTGTTTTAGAATTGAATGGAGGAACTTGCGAAAAATTGAACATCCAAGCCGGTGACACTATTAATTATTTGATTTAGACTCAGCAATTTTTTCTTTGAGCACTTTTTGAAACTGATTGGCGATCATTTTTGTAAATTTAACTGATGGACTATCTTCAGCATCACCAAACCTTGTCCCACCTTTTGGAGGTCTTGTACTTTTTCCAAGATAATTCAATCCTGAAATATTTGTTATACATTTGTGACCTCCTGAATTGGATTGTATTAAGTCCCAAGCATTAACCCCAATCTTATCTAACATATTCATTTCATCATCTGTTAAACTTTTAAAAGGTTTTTCCATTAGACCACCAATTCTATTCAAGATTTGTTCACCATTGTCCATGAACATGATTTTGTCACCATATAATGCTTTGAAGTCTTTGAATGTGAATCCAACACTTTCAGGATTGACACTTGTTTCACTCACCCATTTGATTGTTGACAGTGGTACAGTTTTTTGTTTCAATTGTTCCTCCCACTTACTCAATACTTCCTGAGCGATTTCACCCAAATTAACTCCCTTAAGTTCTCGTTCTTTTTTGAAAGGATTACAAGATGCTTGAACAAGTCCCATGGGCCAAGCCATAATTAAAAAATCAGCTTCAGGATTATTCTTATATGGAGTGTATCTATCATAAGACCCTGGTTTGAACATACTTCCTCCACCATATTGGAAAATAATATTATCTGTTACAGTTGGAAACGACTTCATTTGCTGAGTATATTCATCTGCATTTTTCTGTAGCTGTTCAGGTGATGGAGAAGTTGTTGATTTCATCCAATCTTTAATATTATTCAAAATAGATAATAATGATGGTTCGGAATCCATAACCAACATTTCTAAAAATCCAGGTTTGTTTTTGAAGGCTAATAATAATTTATTAATAACCAATCCCAACAACATCTTATTTGATTGAAGTGATTTTTCTTTATCGAATCGATAAAGATAATTTACAACGTCTTCAGGGCTTAGGTTTTGTCTTGCAAAATCTGCTGAGTCAACTGTATTGATTAACAATATATCTGGTGATGAAAAAAGTTCTTTTGGCGAAACGACCTGTGATATTGTTGCAACGTTGGATCGAGATTGTCGGAATGATGTTGATTTAGTATCTTCAGCACCAGCCTGTCTATCATGATGGTCTGTGTGAATAACGAACATTGGTTTTCCATGTGCAAAGTCAACGAGTACCGGCATCGTATCCCCTTGAGCATCATTCTTTTTAACTGAGAATTCTTTGTCACCGTATTGAATAACGTGAGAGTCAACAACATTAATACCATTATTCTCAAGGTATTTTTTCATTGCAATGGCAGTAGTTACACCATCTAAATCTTGATGAAAATAGATTTCTGCTTTGGGATATCGTTTACTTAATTCTTTAATATCCCGAATACCACTCTCTTTTAATATTTTTTTCATTAAAACTGTTTTTTGACCCAATCGAGAAAATTTCCCCAATAATCTTCGTGTACACCATACTCATTAGCATTTATGTTTTTCAACATAATTTTGTCCTTTTCAGGCATTTTGGCGTAAGTTTTGTCTCCAAATTGTCCATCTGTAGGATATACTCCAATCATCTTTTGATATTTAGCGATTGCTTCCTCAGTCTTTGAATTTCGGCCAGTTCTACCATCCACTACCAAACCAGCATTCATTCTTTTATTCAGAAAAGCCTGAATTCTATAAACATGCTCTCGGTGATACATTTGCTCATTAATTACTCTTTTAACAACTCTTGTTAAGTCTGATTCAGTTAATTTTATAATTTTTTTCATAATTAATATTTGAGGGTTAATAAGTATTTTGATTTGTTAACTAATAACAACATTTCGTCCCTAATATTTAACAAATCAGTATCATATCTTGAATCAAGTTGGTCCGAAAACCCAACCAAAAACTCTGTAATACCATCTAAAAAATTTTGCATACTTAGTGAATTTATATCTTGAAACATTAAAGCAAATTCGGGTTCAAACTCGGGTCTTCCATATTTACCCATCATTGCCTCAGTAAAATCATCTATCAAATCTCCGAGTCCGTCATATATTTTTCCATAAGTTTTATGTTTAGCATCCCCAAATGTTTGCCAATGTAAAAACTTCCATTGTAGTTGTATCTGTACTAATTTTTTAATAAGTTCTTCTTTCATGTTAATAAATATCCTTATAAACAAAAAAAAGGTCGTGAAGACCTTTTTAAGTTTTAGATTCAAAATCAAGGACTCCTTGTTTTTTCTGATTAATAAAATGTTGTACCCTTTTTGTCGCCACTTCACAATAATTAGGACTAAGCTCGATTCCAATCCATCTGCGGCCTAACGTTTCTGCTGCAACCAAACTAGTCCCGCTTCCAGCGAATGGATCCATAATTATATCATTCTTGTAGGTAAGAATTTTTATCGCTTTAGTCGGAATATCCATTGAAAAAGTTGCCTTTGTTTGTTGTCTTGTATCCGCAAAATATTCCCATTGACCATATACCAAACTCATAAAGTCCTTCTTATCTTCATCTTGATACATGGTTTTTTTCTTTATTGTTCCGTCTTCTTGTTCAACATCAACAACTTCTCCAACCCACTGAGGTTCCCCTTTAACTTTCTTAATCCTATCTTTCTTATAGGCAAGAATTACACATTCTTTTGGATTATAAATGTAAGGTGAAGATGGAGACATCCAAGAACCCCAAGCAGTGGTCTTACTTCTATGTGGAGCATTCTCATCAAGGTCAACAAGACCATAAAATTTGAACCCAACCTTTTTCATCACAGACCAAAATTCAGACATAAAAAGAACTCTACCTCCTCTATCTTGGACGTTAATTTCATATGGAATATTAACCGCAATCCTTCCATCATCTTTAAGAACACGAAATGATTCACCCACCCATTCTTCTGTAAATTTCCAATATTCTTCCATCGATTGGTTATCGTCATGACTATCGTAGTCAATACCGACATTATAAGGTGGTGAAGTAACAATTAAATCAATTATTGACTCAGGTAATTTACCCATCTCAATAACACAGTCTCCATTTATAATCCTATTTGTTTCTAACATCGTAATTTACCTTCGTTTCTTAATTGTTCTCTAATCTTCGTCGCAGATATATCTGAAACTTCTTGAGGTGGAATATGTTCTATAATATCGTATCCGACTCCTCTACCAAAATTAACTGACTCAATATCAGGAATAATGATAACTTTAACTCTACCCTCCTGAATTAAGTCTAAAAGTCCTCCAGTGATTCTATTCTCAACCTCTTGTGAAGTATAAGGATTTTTATCGTCAGGTTCAATATCTCTAATGCAAATTAAAACATTTTTACCTTCATCAAGACACTGATTCATCAACCATTTATGACCATCATGAAACGGTTGAAATCGTCCCACCAACATAGAATACTGCTTACCACCAGTATTTTTTAACTTGGGGTCTCCCTCAACGTGAATCTTTTTCATATTTGTTTTTAATTTGGTTTTATAAACTCTAAAATTATATTTGCAGAATCATTAATTGAAACATTCGTTGTATCAATATCTATATAATTTTCTGTTGGTGGTTCATAGTCTTGTACGAAGAAACTTTCTCTACCACGTATTTCTGTTGTATGAACATAAACTTCAATAAGATTATTACCCATCTTTGATTTGAACTTATCTCTTTGGTCTTTATATGGTGACACCAAGGAAACAAATAGGTGTTTACCTTTGTTATGAAGATATTCTGAGATTTGTTGAGCAAGTTCAATATTCTTTCTACGTCCAACTTCAGAGTAATCCTTATTATCAAATAAATCCCTTAAATCATCTCCATCAATATGGAATACATCCGAACCCATGTTTAACATCATTCGTTTACATAGGGTTGTCTTACCTGATCCAGGTTGACCTGTTAACCAAATTATCATTTTTCTAAATTTTTAATTTTTCGGTCCAAATAAAATGCGGCTTTCTTTAAGTCTTCAAGTTCTTTCGTTTGGTCTTTTTTACCCGCCCTTGCAACGTATTTAACTACGTTGAATAAGTAAGCGTCTTTATCTAAATCCCAAGCCTCACATACTTTAATAACCTCATACGTATTATCCTCACCACCATAATGATGAGGATGGTTTACCATTTCATTGTTCATTATCATTACCCCACTTTTTTTCAATGTATTCAATGTATCTGTCATAATTTCTTGGATTATATAACATCCAAATGAAATAGATATCAAAGAACCATTCTATCTTTTTAATAATTTTTTTAATTCTTTCCAAAATATTTTTCAATAGTCTCCAATCTTTCATCAGCATCTGCTAACATCAGTAATGCTTCTTCGGCATTTGTATAGAAATCTTTGGTTGAATGATCACCAATACCTACGCCAGTGTTCCCCAATAGGTCCAAAGTTAAAAGTGCTTTCGCTTTATCTGCCTCGGCTGAGGTCTTCAACATTTTAATTAGATTTTTATTCATAACTTCCATTTTTATAAATTAATTGTTTTTAAGATTTCATCATCGGGTTTTCCTTCGAGATGAAGATTATATATTAAGGAACAAGTGTTGTCTTGAAAAAGTAACATCTCACTTTTACCGTAATATTCTTTTAATTTACCTTCTTTAAGGGCTGAAACACATTGGTCAAGGGTCACCCATCTCTTATTGAAACTCATTTCGAAAATATAAGAATTTTAGTTTGTAGAATCAAAGTTATTAATTTTTTCGAAATTTACAACTTGAAAAATATAAGACATAACTTTTCTCTTAATGATAGGAACCATCGTCTCTTCAAAAGGAAAATTTTGAGAACATTTAATTTCGAATACAGGTAAGTTTTTATAAAAAGTGGTCCCATTCCATTTTGATTTATTTTCAATTATTTTAGTAAGAGTCATTTCATCAACGTCACCTACAGAAATCAAACCTAAATGAGTTCGATTTGTAGATTTGTCTTTTTTATCTGGTCGAATTTCATATTCCCAAACGTATAATTTTTCTTCAGACT